TAATGCAAGTACCTTTTGGAGAATGGCTACCAGATCAACCTGACCATGGAAAACAAGGAGCAAATGTTGCTACTAATGTTTATCATGCATTAAATACTTATAAAAGATTTCCATCTTTAGTAGCTTATAGTTCAAATACTACAAGCACAGATTCTAAAGGTGCAGGTTCATTTAGAGATAACTCTAATACAGTTTATAACTTTGTAGCTACAAGAACAAATATTTATCAGTTAACTTCAGGAGCTTTTACATCACGTAAAGCAAGTTTAACTGGTGGACATACAGATTTTTGGACATTCACACAATTTGGTGAATATGTAATAGCAAGTAATGGAGTAGATGCACCACAATATTATTTAATGGGAACATCAACTAACTTTGCTAATCTTAGTGCAATTCAAACTGCAGGAACAGTTCCTACATTTAGAGTTTCAGGAGTTGTTCGAGACTTTTTAGTTACAGGAAATATTACAAACGCAACAAACAGAATTCAATGGTCAGGCATTAATGATATTACTGTCTGGTCTGGTAAACAATCTGATTCACAAGATCTTCCAGGATCTGGTGGTCAGGTAGTAGCTATAACTTCTGGAGAGGTTGGATATGTGTTTAGACAAAACCAAATAATTCGTATGGACTATGTTGGTGGAGCTACAGTATTTAGGCTATCAGTTATATCTCCAAACAGAGGAGCTGTATATGGAAGAACAGTTTGTCAAGATAATAGACAAATATTCTTTTATGCTGATGATGGTTTCTATCAAATAAATGGTGATCAAATTATGCCTATTGGTGTAGAAAAAGTTAATAGATATTTTGATCTTAATTTAAACAAAGCATACTCA